ATGTTTGACCGGCTAGTTCAAACAGAAATGGGAGTCTTCAATGGTATTTTAGTATCCCATGATATAACCAAGAAGTTGCCCGGTAAAGGCAGCGTGTACAATTATGGTACGCAGTTTGATAAACAGACCCATGTAGAGAAACACAAGATCATCGCCGAAAACAACGAAGACTTCACGGGACATGCTCTACAACGTATTACATATGTCCCCAAGAGTTCTTTTCGTCATGATGATATTGGTGATTCGGATTTGTATGAGGGGTGGATGTTGCAACGACAATCCATGATGAACCAATACTACTCCAACTCTGTGGTTATAGATGTGCCAGGGAATTCACTTCTGCGGGCAGGACAAGTGTTGAATCTTGATATACCTAGTCCAGAACCATCGGCTAACGGCAAGGATTGGAAAGATCCATACATGAGCGGGAAATACATCGTGTCATATCTTACCCATACGATCACTACGGTGGAGGGCAACAGTCAGTATTCAACTACAATGGAACTGATTCGTGATTCCCTGCCCGAGGCTTTACCAGATTCGAAAGAGATGAAATAGATGCATGTGTTTACTGGTAAGGATGGATTTGTGTGGTGGGTCGGCGTTGTTGAAGATCGCAACGATCCCCTACAATTAGGTCGGTGTAGAGTTCGATGTTATGGATGGCACACCGCCGGCAAATCAACGTTGAAGACATCTGATCTGCCATGGGCACATCCCATGCAACCCATCACATCCGCTGCAATGAGCGGCAAGGGACAAACCCCACTAGGGCCCGTCGAGGGGACATGGGTGGTTGGATTCTTCCGGGATGGCGATGATGCTCAACAACCGGTTATCATTGGAACTCTCGGAGGTATCCCACAGGAACCTAACGACCCCTCTAGAGGACTACAGGATCCGTTTGAAGACCGGGCCGGACGCCCAGACGGGCCCTACCCCCTCCTGACGTACTTAGGGGAAGCATCAGAAAACGACTCAGGGGAAACCATTTACCCCGACAGTGAACCCGACACCAACAAGTTGGCAAGAGGTATCACCGTAGGGACCATCGTAGAACGTAAGATGGAATCTGCCAAATTACATCAAGATCATCCAGTAGCAAACGGGGTGACTGGCGCATGGGATGAACCAGAACAGCCGTTTGCTGCACAATACCCATACAACCATGTGTATGAATCTGAATCTGGTCATACTCTCGAATTGGACGATACACCCGGTCATGAACGAGTCCACATATACCACCGATCTGGGTCATTTCAAGAATACCACCCAGACGGTTCGAAGGTGGACAAGATTGTATCCGACCACCACGAATTTATCATGGGTAAGGAGAAAGTCCATGTTTTCGGTGATACTGATGTATTGATCGGTAGTATCGAAGAAGGTGAACAGACCAGCCGGTTCACTATTTTAGTACGGGGCAACGCAGACATCCAAGTCGATCAAAACACAAACATACTCACCAAAGGTGATGCCGAGATACACACTGAAGGCAACGTCGATATGTTGACCAACAAAAATTTGTCCATGCAAACTGATGGTAACTATCGTCACGATGTTGGTGGCACCACAATCATCAATTCGGCCGGCAACATGACACTAAACGCACCACGGATTGACCTCAACCCCCCAGGCGGCGCAGGAAGTTCAACGATTGAGATCACGATATGAGTAGAGAGATATACAATGAGTTTGCCGGGTTAGGCGTTTCGGTTGTCCGGGTGTTAAATGACCTAAAGGTCACTGGTCCATCCGAGATTCTCGAAAACGCAACGTACCTACAGAAACTACGGGATAACAAGTCAACACTTCTCGATTACATCCGTGATCTTGAAGAGTGGGAGCGCACAAAAAATCAGGGGTTGGCCGGCGTTGGTATCTCCGCCGCAACGATTGTCAATGACATATTGACACTCACATACACAGATGGAACGTCTGGAAGTTTGGGTAACGTTCGGGGTTCCACTGGGTCAACCGGAACAGGGGTGGTTACAGCCGGGTTGTCGGGCGAAAATTTAGTCATTAGTTTTGATGATGGAACACAATTCACCCTTGGTGATGTAGTCGGCGACACAGGACCGGCCGGTGTTACTGGTGAAGGATTCACATATGGATCTTCGTGGGGTAGTGGTATCACATACACCCAAAACACAATAGTCAAACGAAACGGAAAAGTATACATTGCCACAACGAACAGTGGATCTGTTATCGGTCAATCATTAAACAAAAACAAAGATCCTAAAACAGATACAACATATTGGGACACTTTGATTGATGTTGATGACGTTGATATAGATGGGGGATCCTTCTGATGACCATTAGTGGCACATGGGATTCGTCACCAACACTGACACCCACGACAGAATTGAAGTATTACGAATGGCAAATGCAGGCATCGATGTCAACAGCTGGGGCGGGTGAAGGCGATCCTCCAACGAACCACACCGTCAATTATGTGGTATCAGCAGGAAGCGTGATCCCCACGGGGTTGACATTAGACACCAATGGCTTGTTGTATGGTAGAGTAGAAGACATGGACTTGTTTGTGCCTGAGTTCCAAAAGCCTGGCGGTTTTCATTTTGATGAAGTGAACTATGCATCATTTGGTTCTGCAAAAGAAGGAAGCAAAGTCTTTTCATTTTCTGTGGACGCATACACCGGAGATGGTGCGGGACTAACACTCGCACAAACACACACCATTCTGGTACGAAACAACTGGTCATCAGACCGGGACAACTTTATCCGAGAGATCGACAATAACTTCTGTATAGATGGTAGTTCAGTGACTAACGAAAACTATCTAACCATAATGAGAGATCGTGGGTATTATCCCGATCCTTATACATAGGGCTTGGGAGGATAACATGGCCGCAGTTGCACGACAATCAGATATATGTTCGGGACATGACTGTTTTCCTCCAATGACAAATACAGGATGGTCGGGGGATGTGATTGTAAATGGTTTAGGTTGGCATCGGCAGGATGATGGTTGGGTGGTTCATGTGTGTGGGTCGTCAACACACAATAGAAAGTTAGTAAAGGGTTCCAGTACAGTATTTGTGAATGGAAAACAAGCGGGAAGAATTGGGGATCCCATAGGTCCAAATTGTGGTTCATGTGTTGCAAAAGGAAGTCAAAATGTATATGCAGGATGTGGTTGATACCACAATACAAACGAGTATGGATAACCATGTATGGTACATGGATATTTTTGGATCGTGGTTAGAATTTGGAATGGTTATTGCCGCCCTTTTATTGGGTGCATCCTTCGTGGTCGTGTCTGTCCGAAAATGGATTCATCACAAATTGTTTCTACAAAAAGAGATCACCAATTTTTGGCGGCACGGGTTTGAGGAAAAACACACACACATTCAAGAACGTTTGTCTGAGTTGAGGGTTGGACTCGACGCCGGCCGAACCATTATTGCACAATTTCACAACGGTGGACATTTTATTGGCGGGACCACGATGCGTAGATTTTCAATCACACATGAATCCTGTGCGTTAGGTGTTTCTTCATCCTCTGTTGAAATCCATGACATGTTAGTCACTCGATATCTAGATCTACTCTATATGTTGGAACATGAACAACCTAAAGTGTGGGATGTCTCAACGATGGAACCTGGCCCATTCAAGAACCTCATGGAATCTAATCATGTTGTGTGTTTCGCCATTCAACCATTTCGGTGTAATCAAACGGGATTGTTCACCGGTTTCATTTGTGTAGAGTGGTGTGCCATGGACAAGGCAGATGCGGTCGAGGACGATTCAGCAATCGAAAAATTGAACAGTACCCAGCGAATTGTAGGAGTATATTTGAACGATGACTGATGCCAGATATCGAGATCTTGATCTAAATTTCATCAAACACCCCGTCACACTGGACGTTTCCACTAAATCAGATGGTGAAGCGATCAAACGTTCATTACGCAATCTAGTTCTCACCAACGTGTATGAGAAACCATTCCACCCCGAGATCAGTTCTGATGTTCGGGATCTTTTGTTTGAACCGGCCACGCCACTGACGGCCATTCGCCTCAAGAAGGCAATCAAAGAAGTTATTGAAAATTTTGAACCAAGAGTCGATCTTTTGGACGTATCCATATGGGACGACATAGATAATAATGCGTTCAATGTGACTATAATTTTCCGAGTACAAAATGTAGATAGATCGGACACAATCACGTTTGAACTCGAAAGGTTGAGATAATGGCAAAGAGCAAACTACGAGTTACTGAACTAGATTTTGATCACATCAAATCTAATTTCAAAAACTACCTAAAAAGTCAGTCAGAATTCAAGGACTACGACTTTGAAGGTGCGGGTATGAACGTCCTATTGGATGTGTTGGCATACAACACTCATTACCAATCTTTCTATGCTAATATGGTGGCTAATGAAATGTTCTTGGACAGTGCCGTTCTTAGGGATTCGGTGGTGTCTATTGCTAAGCATCTAGGATATACCCCAAGATCAATCCGGGCCGCAACTGCCATTGTTGATGTCACCACAAAAAATGCCGGAGAAGATCCAGGCACCCTCCCATCCGGCACGGTATTTGAGAGTACACTCAACGGCATTCAATACTACTTCACATCAGAAAGCGATGTTAAATACAAAGACAACGGGTTGGGGCAATGGGTTGCGAAAGATGTGACTTTACACGAAGGCCAGCGGACCCTAACCACATTCGTAGTCAACAACGATGACCCAGACCAAAAGTTTATTCTTCCCAGCAACAACATTGATACTACGACCCTTGACGTTCGAGTTCAAAAGTCAATTACCGATGAATCTGGCAGCGAAGATAGTTGGGTGTTGTCCACAGATATTGGAGACTTATCGGCAACATCAAAGGTGTATTTCTTACAAGAAACAGAAAACAACCGATTTGAACTCTATTTTGGTGACGGTATTGTTGGTAAGAATGTAGAATCTGACAATGTGATTGTTGTGTTTTTCACATCCACCAACGGTAAGGTGGCCAACGGTATTGGCAAGAATGATACCGTGAGTAACCCATCATTCAGTATGGTTTCTCAACCAACTTGGAGTGTCGTTGTTACTTCGCCTGCTGTCGGCGGCGATGATCCAGAGACATTACAGTCGATCAAATTCATGGCTCCAAAGTTCTATCAGGCACAAGACCGAGCAGTAACAATTGAAGATTACAAGACATTGATGTTGTCTCGATTTAGTGATGTAGAATCTGTTTTTGTGTGGGGCGGCGAGGACAACGATCCCCCGGTCTATGGGAAGGTTTTCATTTCCATGAAACCCATTTCTGGAACCACCTTCACCGAAGGACAGAAACTAGCCATTCAACAAGATCTAAAACGATCCCAGGCAATTGCTGGTATTCTACCAGAGATTGTAGACCCCGATTATGTGTATCTAACCACATCAATTGATGCATATTATGATCCCAACCGGACATCAACGTCGGCCAAATCCATGGGTTCTACGATCATTGCAAACATCCTAAACTACGGTGATACACAACTTGAAAAGTTCCAGAGAAATCTCAACTACAAGGAATTCATGGAGTTGGTGGAGGATACAAACACGGCTATCACCCGATCAGAAGTATCATTATCAATTGAAAAACGATTGGTTCCAATTTTCAATGCACCGAATCCATACATTATGAAGTTCGGTAACGAACTTCAAATCTTTCCAACTGGGTCGGATGACCGGACCATCAACTCTTCGTATTTCTCATATACAGACACCAACGGGAAAATACAATCCTTTTCGTTCTTAGAAGACAACGGAGAAGGCCAGATTTTGGTTTATTACCTAGACGCCAATGGCGAAAAACGAATCATCGACTCAACCTTGGGAACGGTAGATTACACCAAAGGTGAAATTGTTTTGACAAATTTTGCTCCTATTGCTTCGCAATTATCATCTCATATCAAGATCACGGCTCACCCCAAAAACAACAACATCATTGGCGAAAGAAATCAAATTTTGTTGTTTGATAAAAACGACGCATCCTCTGTGACGGTCAACATGATCAATGAGGTTCCGTATGAAACAACTATTCGAGGGACCGTAGGATCCACGCCCCAATCGTTTACCACAAGTGTGACGAGTGTATCCACCAGTACCGCCATTGACACTACCAACGATGGTGTGTTCTAAGTGGAGTTGTTGAATGGCTGAAAAACGATACATTTCCACATACATCGATTCACAACTTCCCGATTATGTTCGGGCAGATCACCCAATGTTTGTATCATTTATGGAAGCGTATTATGAATGGTTGGAATCCGTAGATAATGCCACATATGGAATGGCTAAACTACAAGATTATGCCGATATTGATGAAACCATTGACAAATTTGCTGAACAGTTTCACAACCAATACCTCAAGAATTTTCCAGTTCAATTGGCAATCAACCCCAACACAAAACAAGGAGTGAATAAGAAAAACTTTGTCAAGAACATCAAGAAATTCTTCTCCAACAAGGGCACAGAAAAGGCATACAACTTCTTGTTTCAAACATTTTTCAACACTGAAGCCGAATTGATGTTACCAAAGGAGAATATTCTAATCGCTTCTGGTGGTATATGGGAAAAGAACTACAGCATCAAAACTACGACACGAAACCTGGCCGAAGATTTGGATAAAATGGTCAACCGGCGATTGACTCAGTTTAATCCACAAACAGGTGATCTAGAAGCCTACGGAATAGTCGAAGAAGTTCTACATCACCCGGCCCTACATGGTGCGGCTACAGTGTCAGAATTCCGTTTCAAGGAAGTGTGGCATCCTGAACTTTTCCAATATGGGCGAACAGTGATCGGTGTCAATAGTGACAGCAAGACAATAGAAGAGCAGATTTATCCTTTTGTTACCTCACTCACTGCCGGTAACGTAGGTAACGACTATCAAGTGGGGGATACAGTTACATTTGCCGAAGGTGGGGTTGGTAGAGTAGATGAGGTAGATGATACTACATCGGGAGTCAGGTCGATATTGATACAAGATTATGGCATCAATCCCTATTTTGATAATAACGTCACAGTTCTTCGTAATGGAGCTTCGGCTGGCACAGGTGAAGAATTTACAGTTATCACTGGAAGTGTGTTGTTCAACCAAGGTCGATACATCAACAACAAAGGATTTATCAGTGATTCAGATATCAACATTCAAGACTCATATTACTATCAACCATATTCATATGTGATTAAATCTGAAATGGTACTCAGTCAATACAAAGATTTGGTTAAACAACTAATTCACCCGGCTGGGATGGAATTGTTTTCGTCTGTACAAATACGAAAGAGCATCGTAGCCGATACATTGTTTTCTTCAAGGGTGTCGGGTCGAACCGTACCTTTCATTGGACACTACACACCGTACACATTTGGTACTGTTTCTAATTTAGGATTCAAAACAATCGTATTTGATGGTAAGAGTCGTTATGGTAATGGTTACAACCCAACATTGACTTCCGCAGGCCACTGTTATGGAAGTACCGGCGGATTAATCGTCATTACCAACGACAATGGATACACTGGCGGCGAGTTCGAACCGGGAGATGAAGTACATGTGGGTCATGGTAAAACAGCCACGGTATTTAACTTCAATACAATAAGTCATCTAGAAACAGGCCCGGGAAATATGATTCTGAAATTCAGACGGGGCAACTATGAAATTGATGATTGGTTTGATGGTGATGCAGGCGACACGGCATATTCATGGCTAACGTATGATGGAGAAACAGGGAACACCGGCATTCTTCGGTTGAGTGATTTTACAGGTGCCACGTTCGGAACTGGTGAAGTTATTGAACATGCAGTATCCGGGATCACCGGAACTATCGATAGAGTTGGACGGGGCAATGGAACTGTGATCGAAAATAGTACGGTGATACACGACTCATCAGAAGATTCGTCATTGGGTGGTGTAAATCATCCCGAGACAGGGATCTCGGGAAATGCGTTTCCGTTATGGCATTCTGTTGAGGGATCACCTGTTGATGGCGTACCTGCGGGGTTTGTCCGAAACAGTTGGGTCATTTTCAATCACCCTAACAGACGGGCCGGTGGTGAGGTTCCAGGCAACCCGGCTTTAGGAAGCCTACCTATAGTAGTATTCAATAACGAAGAAACATCTGCATTTGAATTTAATATGGGCGGCGTCCCCAAACCAGCGGCACAGGCACTAAACTACCCATATGTTGGTGTCTCGGGTTCAACAGAAAACATTTAGTAGGCGGGTACACATGTCACAGGCTATTTTCAAAACCAATCTCAAAGTCAAACTTGCTGACCTGTTATCTACGGATCTCAAAACGTCCGATGAAAATTCGTACTTCCTGTATATCGGAAAGATCACACCATGGGCCGATGAAACTGCGGCCCCACCCAATACAGATTCGTCAGAAGAAGCAAACGAATCTTGGAGGAATAGTTTCTTTGTTAAACGGATTTTGTCCAAAGACATTCGAATGATAGTTCCTCGATTCTATTGGTCGCCTCATCAAGTGTACACACAATACACAGATAATGTAGATATGTTTGATGAGGCCGTTCCTGGCGGATCAAGTAATTTCTTCGTTATTTCCCCCGAAAACCACATTTACAAATGTCTCTCCAACAACAATCGGGCCGAATCTACCGTAATGCCATCAGGCACAAGTACCAATGTGTTGCAAACCGCAGATGGGTATATATGGAAGTATATGTACAGTCTTTTACCAGAAGATCTACACTTCTCCACATCCTTCAAAATGCCGGTTCATCAAGCGGTAGTCACTGATACACAAATTGCATTAGTGGACCAATATGCAGTCCAACAAAATGCAGTTCATGGATCAATGGATTTTGTAGAAATTGAAAACTCTGGAGCTCCATTCATTCTCGCTTCGACTGCTGCTGGTGTCCCCCTTGGGTCAAGTGCGGCTGCGGGGACCACTGGTGCCACTATTCCGAGTCTGAGTCTATCTAGTGAAACAACCGATATTTTTTCAGGATACACCGTTCGAGTTGTCAGTGGAGCAGGCACCGGGCAAGTTCGTAAAATAGTTAAAAGTACATCCGAAGGAAGTATTGATGTTGATGAACCATGGGACCAGAGTTTATATTCGGATGAGTCAGCGACCGGAGGTAAAAGTATGGTTGCGGTTGGTCCGACCATTACCACATTTGGTGATGGACACGGCCTCCAAACCGTGGCCCGGTTGGATTCCAACAAACAAATCGTGGGTATAGATGTTATCAACAAGGGTCAAGACTACACTTCGGTACAATATGAAGTGTATCCTTCAATTGACGGACCATGGGTTGCTGGTTCATTAGATTCACATCGAGTTGGTTGGGACGACTACGGTGAAGTCACATTGAATTTTGTGTCGCCGCCGTTGGGTGGTCATGGGTCTGACTCATCCAAAGAATTGGGCGCCGATGCGATTATGATATACATCAAACTCGATGAAGAGGATTTTGATGAACTGAACATGTCCGACGTAAATGATTTTCGTCAGTTTGGTATAATCATGGACCCAACATTATCATCTACATTTGGTGACGGAACAAACGAAAATGAAAATGCTGGGTTCTATACCGATGATGAATATACGATGACGGTGACTCCGTTAGTGCCTAATGGATTTGATAATCAATCATTTAACA